GTAGTCAAGTAAGCAAATACGCTCTGGAAGCGATCACTCGCTTCGATGAAGAGAATGGACTATTATAAATAATCATAGATGTTTAATCTATGAAAAAAGATCTAAAGCAAGCAAAAAAGAATTGCGAATATATTGCAAAGATCAAAACAGAACGAGGCTGTTCTAAATGTGGTTATAATTTACATCCAGCCGCGTTAGAATTCCATCATCTACAAGACAAAAAGCATAACATCTCCCGAATAGCACGTTCAGGAGTACCAGCAAATATCCTTGAAGAAGAAATCAAGAAATGTGTGGTTGTCTGTGCTAATTGTCATAGAATAGAACATTCATGAGGTATCATATGGCAGACATTACAGATTACGAAAATACAAATCCAGAAAATATAAATGAGGCTTTTGAAAATCTTTCTGGTGATGTAAATTATATGCTTCATAAAATGAAAGAATTCAATAAAGAAGTTGTTGAATTGCTTGGTGATATGAAAGAATTAAAAGATTTTGTAGATGTTGACATGAAGAATATTGATAAGTATAATATTGCTCGTAAGGCTTACATTGATCTTTATTATAAGTTTGATGATCTTCGTAACTATTACGACAATAGTAGAAATTAAGGATGATTACCCAAGCAGCAACGGGGGGAGACTGTAAATCTCCTGTCTTTAGACTTCGTAGGTGCAAGTCCTTCATCATCCACTGATATTAGAATCGTACTCTATGATATAATGGGATTATCTCCGATTGGAGTATGTGGGTTCGAATCCCACTAGAGTATTTAAATGAAGAGAACTAAATCAACTACATTGAAGATCGGTGATCAGGTTTATCTCAATGATGAAGATGATTCTGGTCTATACGAGATCACACGAATAAATATTGAGCATGATGATTGCTGGTTGTTTGGTAGAGATATCGGTGAGGATAAACGTGATATCGAACAACAATTACCATTATCATGGGTAGAAAGAATGTATAAAGATCAAAATCCATGAAAGATTCAAGAATTCATTCGGCGGGAAAAGGCGATTCACGAAGACCAGTAGATTATAAAAAATGGTCAGAGAACTGGGATCGTATATTTGGGAAAAAGAAAAAGAAAAAGGTAAAGAAAAATGATGAGACTAAACACTTTATTGATTGGGATTCCGTAACAAATGGAGCCGATTGATTTTGATGATGCCAAGAATAGAGTTTTTGACAAATATGGAAAATGTATGGAACTATTAGCACAACAAGAGCGTCTTGAGAAGCAATATAAGAATATTAAAATTCCATATCTTGAATTAAATGGAATTGGTTGGATTCCCATTATTGAAACTCTTCTACATGAAGCAGACGTATGGAATGAGAAGTGCAATATTGAAGATAAAATCGTGATTGACCAGATCAAAGAAAAATATGGATCACTCAGATTCTATTTTCATGGTGGCAGTACAATGTTTCGTGGAATGGTAAGATTTGCGGAACAGATCAGTAAAAATACATGCGAATCCTGTGGATGTGTTAGTAAAAATCAATTTGATTGTACACGGTGTAAGATTAATTCTGTGAATGGTTGGGGTAAGGGAAAAGATGAATAAATAAGAATGTTAATTTTGATCTAATGACGACCTACCAGCAATGGTGGGTGGTTAGTATATTTGTGATCTGATTATATTATGTCTTTCATTTGCTTTTCTTATAATAGGATGGTTGGGATCTACTCTTCCTGTAAGATGATTTAAATGATTATCAATTATTTTTGTAGACATATCATGTAATGATCTTTTTAATTCCTCATCTGAAGAATTTATAGATGCATCGTGAAGAAGATATGCTGCTTTAGCTAAATGTGTATCACTATTACGAAGTTTATTTTTATGTGTATCCCAAAATAACATCATAGATTCTGATTCTGGATCACCATCACCATGGGGTCCAATTGCCATAGAATTCAACCTTATACCATGAGATTTAATCATATTATGAATATTTTCTACTTCATTTTCTTCATATAATGATCTGTATATTTGTTTTTTCAAACGATTTTTAAATGATTCCATATTATTATATATTTATAAATATTAGTATGAATTGGATTCACTCTGTATCAAAATCGTATTTAACAGAAGTCTTAAATATTAAGAAACCCAAAGTTTTATTTATTGGTAAGACCAGTATGATAAACGATATCTGGAAAATTAAACCAAACGATTTAGCACAATTGAAACAACTTTCTGATATTGATGTCATAACATTAGATTCAATGACAGAGGAGAAATTGGCAGAGAAGTGTGAAGGATATGATTATTTGATGTTAAATATGGATTTTCTTCCATTTCCCGATCCAAATAAGATGGATAAATTGACAGAGAAGTTCTACAACCATCCTGGTATCAAAAATCTCAAAGGTATCAATGTTGATATGACCGATGGTGATTTTTTTAGTCCACACTTAGCAAGACAAAAAGGAATATTTCTCCAGACTAGTCCAAATGCGGTGACACGAAGTGTTGCTGAATCTGCTTTGTGTGAAATTATGCTTCATGCCAAGCAAAGACATAATTCTTATGCGAATGATGAAAATTGCAATAAAACCCTGAATCTGCATGGAAAGATCGCAGGGATCATAGGCCAGGGTCATATAGGTTCGGCACTTGGAGAGATGTTGTCTGGAATAGGAATGAAAGTATTGTTCAATGATATAAAATCATCTCAGTCAGAGAATACTTCACTTGAAAAAATATTCAGTCAGGCTGATGTCATTAGCATTCATATTCCTGCTCTTTTACCAAGAACCACCAATAACAATATAGGATTTATTGATTCTAAATTATTAAACCTATGTAAAGGTACAATATTAGTCAATCTTGCAACTGATATTATTGTGGATTCTGATTCAATAATATCGGCACTAAATGCTGGAAAGATCGTTGGTTATTCGGTAGAACCTGGAAGAAAAGTTACAGAAAAACTAAGAAAATACAAGCAAGTTCATATTTCTCCATGCTCCTTTGATTCTGATGAGTCTAGAGCAAATGTAAAGAGAATATGGATTCAAAATATGATAACAGCAATTCAAGGATATCCACAAAACATATGGAACTGATAATATTCACATTATTCTTTTTACCACTTGCTCTTAGTTTCTGGGTTGGAACTTTAGTTGGACGAATACTTGAATTAAAGAAAAAGTTATGAAAACATTTAAAACATTCTTAATAGAAGAAATATTAAGACGACCAGATAAAGAAACTATGAAAACATTACAAAGATCTGGTACATTTCAACCAAAATCTGGAGAATCTATTAGACTTACAGTATATCATGGTGGACATTTCGGTGAAGCAGAGGGAGAAATGCCTAATAGAGATATGATAAGTTTTCCAGAAACTTCAAATAGATGGAATTCTGTTAAAAATGACGAGAGAGTTACAACTGTAAGGGGTCAACCAGGAAGTTCTGGTTTGGGATTATCAACAACTCCAGATGCTATTGCTGCTAGAGAGTATAGAGATATGGGACGTGGTGCTGCTGTACATACCAGCGATAATTTTAAGGCTCCGCATCTTGGAAGATTATATGAGATTGATCTATCCATAAAACCAGAAAGGTATAGACATTTTCATGATTTCCATGAAATGGAAAATTTTATTGATAAACATATTAATCACCCTGATTATAAAAAATGGTCAGATGATAATAATCATTTAATGACAGATTGGGTACATGATGCGAAACGAAGAAAATATCTGACTGATGTAATCGGTGTAGATGCTATTGGCGTAAACAATGGTACAGCAAGAGCACATTCCGCTGGAGAAGTGCTAATTTTAAATAGAGATATTGTTCATGGTATAAGAAACCAAACGGAAAATGTTGATCGTGTTAGAGAGAGAATGTCAAAAGCAAGAGAATACGCAACAGTTCCTGGTAATATTCCAGTAGTCGATAGAATAAGACGAATAAAAAATTCTATGGGTAAATTTATGCCGAGTGGTCGAGATGGAGATTTGATTAACAGGTCGTATGATTTTAATAATCTAAAGGATAGATCAAGACGGCCTAAACCAACTGGGTAAATAGATATGAAATCATCCGATAGGTCTTGGGATTTGGACGAAATTATAGGTCTTGTAATATTTGGAGGACCAACTGCAGTATATTCGTATTGGATTGGTCATGCAATATTTCAAATTATAAATATATTAGTAAACCTTATATAAGATGTGTTAAGTATAACTGAATATAAGGAACCATAAATGCAGGGACAAAGCAATAATACTGATAATTTTTTAGGAATTGGTATAGATCTTGGTCTTATGTTGGCAGGATTTTTTGGTGCGTTAATTTTAGCATTAACAGCAAAAAATCAGACTCCTGGAAGGGCAATAATTTCTATATTTGCTGGAGCATTATGTGCAAACTATATGACTCCGATTGCGCTTCATTTTATGCCAGAGTCTATACAAATTAATGGTAAGTACGGTGCTGCATTTATAATGGGATTTATTGGGTTGAAAACATTAGAATTAGTCTATGATTTTGTATCCAAGAAATTAAAGACAAAAAATGGTAAGATAAATATTGACATTAGTATGTAATAATACTAAAATTTAAATTATAAGGAATATTTAATATGAGTAAAGTGGCACTGATTACTGGAATTTGTGGACAGGATGGATCATATCTAAGTGAATTATTGATATCCAAGGGATATGAGGTTCATGGTATTATTCGAAGATCTTCTTCTTTTAATACTGGAAGAATCGATCACCTTATAAATGATCCAGAAATTTATAATAAAAAATTATTTTTACATTTTGGTGATTTGACAGACTTCAATAGTCTTCAAAAAATTATAACAAAATATTCTCCAGATGAAATTTATAATCTTGGTGCTCAAAGCCATGTTAAAGTTTCATTCGATATGCCAGTATTTACTGGAGAGACAACTGGAATCGGAACATTAAATCTTTTAGAAGCCATACGAACATTTGAAGAACAAACTGGTAAAAAGATTCGGTATTATCAGGCCAGCAGTTCAGAGATGTATGGTAAGGTTCAAGAAGTTCCTCAAAAAGAAACAACACCTTTTTATCCTCGTTCACCGTATGGATGTGCAAAAGCTTATGCACATTATCTCACTGTGAATTATCGTGAAAGTTATGATCTACATGCTTCTTGTGGAATTTTGTTTAACCACGAAAGTCCGCGTAGAGGAGAAACATTCGTAACAAGAAAAATCACAAGAGCAGTTGGTAGAATTTATCAAGGATTACAAAAGAAACTATATCTTGGTAATTTAGATGCATATCGTGATTGGGGATTTGCTGGAGATTATGTTGAAGCCATGTGGCTGATGCTACAGCAAGATAAACCAGATGATTATGTTGTTGCAACTGGTAAGATGATTACCGTAAGAGAATTCTGTCAAAAAGCTTTTGCAAGATATAGTATGAATTATTTGGATTATGTTGAAGTTGATGAAAAATATTATCGTCCAGCAGAAGTAGATCAATTATTGGGAGATTCAACTAAAGCTAAAAGTAAATTAGCTTGGACACCAAAGGTTAATATCAATGAATTGATTGACATGATGACAGATCATGATTTTGAACTTGCCAGAAAAGAACGAATCATAGAAATATATGATAAAAAATTAAATCCAACTGGCCCATGATTTTAATAAAATAATTGACACCACAATTAATTCTGATATAATGCAGACATGAAATATGGTCTGCATTTTACCAATACCTCGAAAGAAGAAGATTGGCTCAGGGAATCAGATAAGTCTATATGTATTTGGAATAGTGCTGATGAAGCAGATGATTGGCGTAAGAAACATACAGTAAATCCTAAGATTTATGATGTTAAAAAAGTAACGCCAAAAATAATTAAAGAAGATCAAGAAAAATATGGAAGTAACAATGAACGATCTTTCAAAATTGAGTGATAATGAATTGTTATCATTGAAACATAAAACAGAATTAGATATTTCAAAGTATCATAATTTTCAGCTAGTCCGTAAAATTCAATTGAATTCAGCTTACGGTGCTATTGGTAATGCTTATTTTAGATTCTATAATACTGATTTGGCCGAGGCAATCACATTGTCAGGCCAATTGTCTATTCAATGGATTGGAAATAGATTAAATGAATTAATTAATAAAGTAACTAATTCAGATAATAAGGATTTTATCATTGCATCAGACACAGATTCAATTTATCTTAAAATTGATGATGTCGTAAATCAATATGCATCTAATAAATCAATTATAGAAAAAATTGATTATATTGATTCATCATCTAAAAATATCATTTTGCCATATATTGAAAAGCAGTTCGACAGTCTAGCAAATATGATGAATGCATTTGAAAATAGAATTGTTATGGCAAGAGAAGTTATTGCAGACAAGGGTGTATGGACTGCAAAAAAGAGATATATGTTAAATGTCTGGGATTCAGAAGGCGTTCGTTATAGTCAACCTAAACAAAAAATCATGGGAATTGAAACTTCACGATCATCTACTCCAGAGGTTGTTCGTAAAGAATTAAAGAATGCCATCAGCATTATTCTCAACAAAGATGAAAATGAATTGATTGACTTTGTTGCAAAATTCAAATCTAAATTCATGAAAATGAGTGTAGAGGAAATTTCTTTTCCACGTAGTGTAAATGGACTTGATAAGTATAGAGATTCTTCTCAAATTTATAAATTGAAGACTCCTATTCAGGTAAAGGCTGCTTTGTTGTATAATCATTACATCAAGGAAATGAAATTGAGTATGAAATATACTAAAATTTCAGAAGGTGAAAAGATTAAATTTGTATATCTTAAAAAGCCCAATCCATTGGCAGGAACACAGGGAGAAGATTGTGTAATTGGATTCCCGAATAAAATGCCAAAAGAGTTTGATCTTGACAAATTTATTGATCGTGAAAAACAATTTGAAAAAGCATTTCTTGATCCACTGATAAAGATTCTAGATATCATTGGATGGAAGGCAGAAAAAACAAACACTCTAGAATCACTTTTTATATGAGGTAAAACATGTCTGATTTTTTAAGCAAAATGATTAAATCTTCTGGTAATAAATTCGCATCTATCGTTGATGATGGTCTTGATGGAAGCGATGTTACTGGTTTCACTGATACTGGTAGTATGATGCTAAATGCACTTCTGTCAGGATCACTTTATGGTGGTATGGCAAACAACAAAATCGTAGCATTGGCAGGAGAAGCCGCCACTGGTAAAACCTATTTTACCATCGGTATTCTTTCAAAGTTCCTTCAAGATAATCCTGAAGGCGTTGTAGTATACTTTGATACAGAACAAGCAGTGACATCTGATATGTTCAAGAGTCGTGGTGTTGATCCTAAACGTGTTGCTGTATTTCCTGTAGCAACAATCGAAGAATTTAGATTCCAATCAATTAAAATCGTAGATGATTATTTGAATGAAGAAGAATCTAATAGGAAGCCTATGATGATTGTTCTTGATTCTCTTGGTATGTTGTCAACCTCTAAAGAAATCAATGATACAACAGAAGGTAAAGAAGTTCGTGATATGACACGTGCTCAAGTTATCAAGTCTACTTTCCGAGTCTTGACTCTAAAACTTGGAAAGGCAAAGATTCCAATGATTATGACTAATCATACGTACTCCATCGTGGGTGCTTATGTTCCTACCTCTGAAATGGGTGGTGGTACAGGTCTTAAGTATGCTGCATCAACAATTGTATATTTGAGTAAGAAGAAGGATAAGGATAGTGAAGGTGATGTTGTTGGTAATATCATTAATTGTAAGTTGTATAAATCACGCTTCACTAAAGAAAATAAAACTGTTTCGGTTAAACTGAATTACGAAACTGGTCTTGATCGTTATTATGGATTAGTTGACCTTGCTCTTGAATCTGGTGTCTTTACAAAGACAAGTACTCGTATTACACTACCAGATGGAAGCACTGCATTTGAAAAGAACATCTACGAAAATCCAGAAAAGTATTTCACAAAAGAAGTTCTAGAAAAATTGGAAAAAGCAGCAAGTAAAGAATTTAAATATGGCTCAAGTGAACTTTGAAAAAATCATCTTACATAATCTAATTAAAAATGAAGTATATTCACGAAAGATTACTCCATTTTTATCTAAAGATTATTTTCACAATCGTATAGATAAAATTCTATTTGGAATCATTACAGAATTCATTCTGCAATATAATAATTTGCCATCAAAGGATGCTTTGTTGGTTATTGTAGATAAGAATAAGTCATTGAATGAAGATGATCATGATAAGATTCTTGAATTGATATATGAAATTGATCAGACAAGAGAAGAGTCTGATTTAACATGGTTGTATGAAGAGACAGAAAACTTCTGTAAAGAGAAGGCAGTCTATAATGCGATCATGGAATCTATCCATATCATCGATGGGAAAAAGGAAACACCTAAAACGGCTATCCCAGATATTCTCTCGAAAGCACTGGCAGTATCTTTTGATTCTCATATTGGTCATGATTATTATGAGGATTATGGAAAGCGATTTGATTTTTATCACACAGAAGAAAAACGAATTGCATTTGATCTAGAATATTTTAATATGATCACACGGGGTGGTATGCCTTCAAAAACACTATCTGTCGTCATGGCAGGAACTGGTGTGGGTAAATCATTGTTCTTGTGTCACCATGCTGCTAATTGTCTGAAGAATCATCAAAATGTGTTGTATATCACATGTGAAATGTCAGAAGAAAAGATTGCAGAACGAATTGACGCAAATATTCTTGATATTACTATGGACGAATTAAAAACCCTACCATTACAACTTTATGAGAAGAAAATTCAGAATGCTTGTTCTGGGTTTAAGGGTAAATTAATTATTAAAGAATATCCAACAGCAACCGCAAGTGCAAATCATTTTAGATTTCTATTGGATGAACTTTGGTTAAAGAAAAAATTTAAACCAGATGTTATATTTATTGATTACTTAAATATTTGTGCGTCATCACGAATCAAGGGTGGTTCTAATGTAAATTCTTATACTTATGTAAAGGCAATTGCTGAAGAATTACGTGGTATTGCAGTTGAGTATAATGTACCGTTATTTACAGCCACACAGACAAATCGTGATGGATATTCTAATAGTGATCCTGATCTTACAAATACTTCTGAATCTTTTGGTCTTCCTGCAACAGCAGATTTTATGTTTGCTTTAATTAGCACAGAAGAACTAGAAGAAATGAATCAAGTAATGGTAAAACAATTAAAGAACCGTTATAATGATACTTATCAGAATCGTAAATTTATCATTGGAATCAATCGACCAAAGATGAAATTGTTTGATGTTGAAAAATCAACAGCTGTTGTAATGAAGAAAAAAGAAACTCCAGATACCTTCTTTATAGAGAAACCAAAAAAGCCATCATTGAATAAAACAAATGTTTCTGAATGGAATTTCTGATGTCAATATTTGTTGATAAAAAATATATTAATTTAATATCTGGTCACTTTGAAAAATTTAAATGGAAAAGTGATAAGTTAGCAAATTGTAGATGTAAATTTTGTGGTGATTCAACCACAAACAAAAATAAGGCACGTGGTTATTTTTATGTAAAAAATAATAGTTTTTTCTACAAGTGTCATAATTGTAATATTGGTTATAGTCTTTATAGCATAATCAATGAAGTCTCACCTTCATTGAGTAAAGAATATAACGCAGAAAACTTTCTTGAAAGAAATAATTTTAAGAAAGATACTGTTCGTGTAGAAATTCCAGCCCCCATTGAGATTAAACATCATTTAAATATTATTCCAATCACAGAACTGGAAGAATCCCATAAGGCAAGGAAATTTATTCAGGACAGAAAGATTCCAGTAGAACATTGGAAAAATATCGGATTTGCAAAGAATTTTGCAAAAATTGCAGAAGAATTCGATTCGTCATATAAAAATAGATTTGCTGATGAAGAAAGAATCATAATTCTTATTCGTAGTCAGATGGGTATCTGTGGAATACAAGGACGTTCATTTTCGAATAACCGAATGAAGTATATAACCTTAAAGAAAGAAAATAGATCATGTTTTTACAACTACGATATGGTTGATAAATCAAAAAAATTTTATGTTCTTGAAGGTCCAATTGATTCTATGTTTATTGATAATTCTATAGCAACACTTGGAATGAGCGGATTTAAGACATTGAATGAAAAGATAGACGATACAAATGCGGTGTATGTTGTAGATAATCAGCCTTATAACAAAGAGGTTGTTGATACAATTGAATATTTAATTGAAAATGGCAAAAAGGTTTGCATATTTCCAGAAAATATCAAGGAAAAAGATATTAATGATATGGTTCTTGCAAATTTGAAACCAAACGATATAATAGACGAACATACTTATAGTGGATTGGAAGCTAGATTAGTATTTAATAACTGGAAAAAATATGCAAAACGATGATAATAATGAAGATGAAAAGATGATGGAAGCGTTTATGTCATTCACATCTCTCTTTTCAAAATATGTAAAGGAAAACGATATTGATCTTTTCAAAAGGGCTGTTGATTATGCAAAGACCTATACTGAAGAAGATGTAAGTGGTATTGTTTTCAACTATGTTGATGAGGAGCCAAATGAACAATAAGATTGATGTTTTAGATTATGGGCATGTTGAGTTGATTTCCCATATGGGAGATGATCTTACTGTTGTAAATTCAGCACGTGTTTCTTTCAACAAGGAAAGTGAATGGGATCACCCAGATAGTCATGTCCCTTGCAATATCCTGTCAGAAAAGGACAAGAAACTTATCAATTATCTGGCAAAACATCAACATTGGACTCCATTTGCACATCCACAGATTACGCTTCGAATCAAGGCTCCTATTTTTGTTCGTGCTCAACTAGGAAAACACCAAGTTGGTCTTGTAATGAATGAGGTTTCCCGTAGATATGTTACGGATGAACCACAATTCTATATTCCATTATGGAGAAATGCACCAACCAATGGTGCAAAACAGGGTAGTTCTGGTGTCATGAAATACCCAGGAGATCTTACCCAGAAATTTGAAAATTTCTGTGATGATGCCTTGGATCTATACAAGGAACTTTTACACGCAGGAGTAGCCCCAGAACAGGCCCGTGCAGCCCTTCCACAGTCCATGTACACCGAATGGTGGTGGACAGGCTCCCTATCGGCCTACAGCCGCGTATACGCCCAAAGAATTGATTCCCATGCTCAATGGGAGGTACAGCAGTATGCTAAGGCCATGGGAGAACTAATTGGGCCACTATTTCCAGTGTCATGGAAAACATTAACAGAAACAACTAAATAAGAAGCATTTAAGGAGCATGAATGAATAATTTACCAAGTCAGTATCAGGAATTTATTTACAAGTCACGTTATTCTCGCTGGATAGAATCAGAAAATAGACGAGAAGAGTGGCCAGAGACAGTAAAGCGTTATTTTGATTTTTTTGAGTCACATCTTAAGGAAAATCAAAGTTATATCTTATCAGCAGAACTTCGTTCTGAACTCGAATCAGCGGTTCTAAATTTAGAGGTAATGCCATCCATGCGGGCTTTAATGACCGCAGGAGAGGCTTTGAAACGAGATAACGTAGCAGGATATAATTGCTCTTATGTGGCCGTAAATAATATTCGTGCCTTTGATGAAATTCTATACGTCCTCATGTGTGGTACTGGCGTTGGATTTAGTGTGGAGAGACAATATGTTGAGAAACTTCCTACAATCGCTGAACACTTTACTAATTCAGATACCACTATTATCGTTCAGGACAGCAAAGTTGGTTGGGCTAAAGCATATCGGGAACTCGTATCCCTACTTATTGGAGGTCAAATTCCAAAATGGGATGTGTCTAAAGTACGTCCTGCTGGTGCAAGACTCAAAACATTTGGTGGTCGAGCTTCGGGGCCAAGACCCCTCGTTGATCTCTTTCAATTCACCGTTGATACTTTTAAGAGAGCGGCAGGAAGAAAGCTTACTTCCATCGAATGTCACGATATTGTTTGCAAGATCGCAGAGATTGTCGTTGTCGGAGGCGTTAGACGCTCTGCGCTTATTTCTTTGTCCAATCTCACGGACGAACGAATGCGAGATGCTAAAAGCGGTGCTTGGTGGGAACAAAACCCTCAACGAGCCTTGGCAAATAATTCAGTTGCCTATAAAGAGAAGCCAGAAATTGGAATTTTCATGGAAGAATGGATCTCTCTCTATAAGTCCAAAAGTGGTGAAAGAGGCATCTTCAATAGAGAAGCGGCAAAGAAAACTGTTGCAAAACTAGGTGATCGTCGTGATTCTTCCTATGACTTCGGAACGAATCCATGTTCAGAAATTATTCTTCGTGATCGTGAATTCTGTAATCTTACAGAAGTTGTAATTCGTGCGGATGATACACAAGATAGTGTTGCTCGCAAGATACGAATTGCAAGTATTCTTGGTACTTGGCAAGCATCACTTACCCACTTCCCCTATCTCTCTTCTACATGGAAGAAGAATTGTGAAGAAGAAGCACTCCTTGGTGTTTCTCTTACAGGTATTTTAGATAATCCATTAATGGGTAGTAAGGATCACCGTCTATTATCTGGAGTTCTAGAAGATCTTAAAAAGATCTCTGTCGAGACAAATAAAGAATGGGCAGAGAAGCTTGGAATCAATCCTGCTGCTGCTATTACTTG